GAGTTTCGTGGTGAAGTGATTGACGTATCTGCGTTTTAGTCCTCATAGAGACAATAAAGAATAAAACAGTATGAGTGCTTGGTTAATTGTTCTCACAGGGGCAATATATGCCTATATTGCTGGAGAGCAGCTGCTTAAAGGGAATGCGTCTATGGCGGTAGTCTATGCAGGCTACGCATTTTCAAATGTGGGGCTGTACCTGATGGCCAAGTAAGCCCCATCAGGAATCAAACTTCTGTAACCTCTTCTTCTTCTGAGTCTTCTTCATCTTCAAAGTCTTCATCATCTAATTCAACGGCAACATACTCTACTGCCCAGCCGTGAGTTTCTTGAAATTCCACAAACTTTTGAAAAATATCAATGATTCCAAAATCGTCTGTTTCTACAGAAAATTTGTTATTACCAAAAAAACCGAATTCCATCTCGAATTTCATAATCTTCCCCAGTTAAGCAGCCAATTGCTGCAAAATTATCGTAGTCCGATTTTGTGTCAATGAAAAGTCTTATCCATTGGAGTCTGTTTAAGGCAAAATCAAGCCATGGCCAGCCAAACCCAACAACTTGAGAATCCAGCACCACCAAACCTTGGTTACCCGACCGAGGTGTATGAGCGCAGGCATTTCAACGAGAACAATGGCTCATTGAATATTTACTTCAAAAAGCTCTCAAGTGTGTTTGGGTCTTTGTTTGGGCCAAGAGGTGGTCGGTTTATGAATAACCCTTATGGGGCTTTTCAAGATTCAACCGACCAAGTGGCGGCCAACACCACCACGGCCTATGCGGTCACATTCAACACCACAGACTTTGCCAATGGCGTGACCATGGCCAGTGGGTCCAGAATCACTGTGGCCGATGCCGGAATCTGGAACTTGCAGTTTTCCATACAGTTTACAAACACGACAAATGCTTCTCAAGATGTGGATGTCTGGTTTCGGGTCAATGGCACAAACGTGGCCAACTCAAACAGCCGATTTGGCTTTGCACCTAGAAAAGGTGCTGGAGACCCGTATCACACCATTGCTGCCATGAATTACTTTGTCAGCTTAAATGCGACCAACTATGTTGAGATAATGTGGAGGCCAACCGACACGGGTGTGTCCATTGAGCAATACGCTACTGGAACAAGCCCCACACGGCCAGCAGTCCCATCAGCCATTGTCACAATGAGCTTTGTCTCAAACATTACATAAATACTGCCATGTACATACCTTTAAAGCTACCTCCAGGTGTTTTCCGAAATGGTACTGAATACCAGGCAGCAGGCCGCTGGTATGACGCAAACCTAGTGCGCTGGTATGAGGGGACACTGCGCCCCATCAATGGATGGCGCACCAGGTCAAGCTCACAGATGTCAGGCTCATGCCGCGGTCTGATCACTTGGCGTGACAACAGCGGTGGCCGGTTCATTGCCGCTGGAACGCACACCAAGCTCTATGCCATGAACGAGGCTGGGACACTCAAAGACATTACGCCAACTGGCTTCACCACAGGCTACGCCAGCTCCACAGTGCTGACTGGATACGGCTACAGCACCTATGGCACATTGGCTTATGGCATTGCAAGGCCAGACACTGGAACGCCAGTGGCAGCCACCACATGGTCACTCGATACATGGGGCGAGTATTTAATTGCTTGCTCCTCATGGGATGGCAAGATTTATGAGTGGCAATTAGGCTTTACAACGCCAACAAAAGCAGCGGCCATTACCAATGCACCAGTTAATAACAAGGCAGTGCTTGTCACTCAAGAGCGCATTATGTTTGCCCTTGGCGCTGGTGGTAATCCAAGAAAAGTGCAGTGGTGCGACCAAGAGAACAATACCCAGTGGACACCAGCAGGCGACAATCTTGCAGGCGACTATGACTTAGCCACGCCTGGCTCACTGATGGCTGGCAAGCGGGTCAAGGGTGTCAATCTACTGTTTACAGACGTTGACGTTCATACGGCTCAGTATGTTGGTGCGCCATTTGTCTATGGCTTTGAGAAAGCCGCAAGTGGCTGCGGTCTCATTTCGACCCAAGCTGTGGCGGCCATTGACACTGCTGCCATTTGGATGAGCAAGTCTGGCTTTTGGATATATGACGGCTATGTCAAGCCACTTCCAAGCGATGTGAGTGACTACATATTTGACAATATCAATTTTGCTCAAGCAAGTAAAATTTATGCGGTCCATGTCAGCAAGTATGGTGAGATTTGGTGGTTTTACCCATCAAGCGGAAGCAATGAGAATGATAGTTATGTCACTTTCAACTACCGAGAAAACCATTGGAATATTGGATTGATGCCTAGACTGGCTGGTACAGACTCTGGCGTGTTCACCTATCCATTGATGGTCTCAAGTGATGGCTATATCTATGAGCATGAGGTTGGGTTTTCTTATGACAGCGCCAGCGTCTATGCTGAGACTGGCCCAGTGCAATTAGGAAATGGCGACAACATTATGAGTATTCGCCAAGTCATTCCAGATGAGCAGACTTTGGGTGAGGCAGTAGTTTCATTTAAAACCCGCAATTACCCAACTGGAACACAATCCACATTTGGACCATATACCGCAGCCAATCCAACTTCAGTGAGGTTTTCTGGCCGCCAAGTCAATATGAGGGTGACTGGCAACACTTTGGCTGATTGGCGTGTGGGCGTGATGAGACTGGATGCAATTCCATCTGGTAAGCGATGAGCGATCAAGAACAATTGGAAAGGTTGCGCCACCATGTGGAGGCGGCATTAGAATACTCTGGAGGCACACATAATTTTGACGATGTCGCTGAGATGGTTGAGGATCACAGATTGCAACTGTGGCCAGCCAAAGACTCGGTGGTATTGACAGAGATCATTGTCTATCCCAGGCTAAAGAATTTGCATTATTTTCTGGCTGGTGGCGACCTAGATGAACTCTCACGGATGAGACCATTGATCGAATCCTGGGGCAAGTCTGTTGGCTGCACCAGAGTGACGTTGGCAGGCCGTAGAGGCTGGTCAAAGACATTTTTGAAAGACGAAGGTTACAGCCCACAGTGGTCTGTAATGGCAAAGGAACTTTAGGGGAATAGATATGGCTACAAAGACCGAACAATTTTTTGCATATTTGCAGACACCAGGCTTGTCAGATGAGCAAATTGCCAATGAAATAAACCGCATTGGTATTTCAGCGCAAGATGTTTCTACATTGACGGGTGTGCCAGTGGCTGAAGTGCAATCAAGACTTGCACCATATTTGCCAAAGACTGTGGTTAATACAGCAGCCACAAATACAGCTACATCTACAAATACAGTTACAAACAACTATGACATATTTGCCAACTGGCTTAAAACAACGCCTAATTTGACTGATACAAAAATTGCTGCTGAGATGAATCGTCTTGGTATCACAACAGGTCAAGTGGGTCAGATCACTGGAATGCCTGTCACAGACATTGAGAATCGTTTCAGAGCAACCACGCCATTTGCTAATGCCACGCAAGGATTTGCGCAGAATTTTAACAATTACACATCCATCCCCATTGGCTCTCAGTACAACCCTAATGTTGTTGGTGGTACTGGATCACCATACGCCCAAATCATGGGCCAGATGAAGCCTGTTGGTAATCCTTACCAAAATGTTGTCGGAAATTTGCCAGTTGGTGGATATAACCCTGGTCTGTATGACCAGATCGCTGCGGCTAATGCAGCTAAAACTGCGGCTGCGGTTACTGGAAACACAACGATTGAGGGCGGTGGTGGTGGCGATAATGGGGATGGTGGTGGTGGTGGTGGTGATGGTGGTGGTAATGGTAGTGGTGCTGCTAGTGGTGACTGCGTAGACCCAGATGTGCATATTTTGCTTGCTGATCGCAGCACTGTGCGCGCTGGCGACCTTAAGGTCGGAGATATGTTGCACACATTACATGACACAACATTTGTTTATGGTGACTTTCCAGTCGAGTATGTCAATGTTCTTCAGCGTCCTAAAGTTGAAGCCATGTTTGATGATGGTCAGAAAATCATTGTCTCTATCACTCACAAATTTTTAACTGCTGACAACAAGTGGGAAAAAATAAGCGACATTGAAATTGGCACATCAATTCGTGGTTTTGAAGATGTGACAAAGAAGTTGGTCAGCATTACTGATGTCGGCACTGGACCAGTCATTGAGATGGTGGTTACAGATGCACATACTTACATTTCTGAAGGTCTTATCTCTCACAATAAATTTTATGGTGGTCTAATAACTAATGTTTCTGGTTCTGACCCTACTGGACCAGACGAGGGTCAAGTCAACATGATGCGAGGTGAGTACGTCATCAAGAAGTCTTCAGTCAATAAGTATGGCAAGGGACTTCTGGACATTATCAATGAGGGAAAAATCCCTGCTAAAAAAATCAAATCTCTTTTAGATTGAAGGAAATAATATGTCTAAGGGTGGAACAACTACATCGACCAGCTCCATTGATCCGCAGATCAAAGAAGCATTCTTGGCCAACTTTCAGCAGGCCCAAGGGGTCGCTGGCGCTTTGCCAACTCAGCAGTTTGCTGGCTATAACCCTTTGTATCAGGCAGGCGAGGAGGCTTTGGTCAATACCGGCCTTGCTGGTCCAGGCATTAGTGGCACTGACTTGGCAGCTCAAATGGCGGCTTATGGCGGTGTTTATCAGCCTGCTACAATCACAGCGCAGCAGACCAATCTTGGAATGACTGGACCAGGCTCGATTGCCTCTTACATGAATCCATACACAAGCATGGTGCGTAAAAATGCATTGGGTGACTTGGAGTCTGCAAGACTCGCTGCCATTCAGCAGACTGGTGAACGTGCAAATGCTGCCCGTGCATTTGGTGGATCGCGCCAAGGTGTGGCCGAAGCTTTGACTAACCAAGGTTTTGCCAAGCAGGCCGCCACACTTGGCACAACATTGAACGAGCAGGCATTTAACCAAGCAATGGCCATGCAGCAGGCTGACATTGCGCGTCAATCAGCAGCCGATATTGCCAATCAGCAAGCAGGCTTGCAAGGTGCGCAATTGCGCTTAGGCGGTGCAAGCCAGCTCGGTAATTTGGCTGCACAGCAACAGGCATTGCGTCTTAGTGGCGCTCAAGCTGTTATGGGTGCTGGTGGTGCGCGTCAAGCCATGGACCAGCAGCAGATGGATGCCATCCGAAATATTGGATTGCAGCGTCTAGGTGTGGTGCAAACCAGTCTTGGCGCTCAACCAGCTAATTTAGGCATGGTTACTCAGACTCCATACAGTCAGAATGTTGGTGCTGGTTTATTGGGCGGTGCATTGGCTGGCTCTCAATTGGCGGGTACTCTTGGCCTTACAGCAGGAACTGGTGCTGGACTTGGCGCATTGGCTGCCTTGATCTAACATGAGACAAAATCCAACTCCAGAGCCACAACGCTACGTTGACGCGCAGCTCATGGCTTTGCTTGATCCATCAAGCAAGCGTGACACCATTTTGATCACGCCTGGATCGCCAATGCCGTCTCGCATTCCTGATGGGTTAACAGTGGCTCAGACAAGCCGAGGAATTGTGATCACCAGTGATCCTGCAAAGGTCAAGATTATTGACAAAGGGTCTGAGAAAGATGTTGGCATG